TTTTCTCTGCTAGCGAAACGTCAGACATGTCCCCCACTCCAACCAAACCTATCATTATAGGTCTTTAAGCATATTGCACTATCCTCGCGAAGCGAAGCGGAGCCCCAGGTGTCAAACCACCCGTCCCCGACCACCACCCCTATGGTACAGTACCCCCTATTTAGGGACACCGTAGGTTTTTCGATAAATAATACCCGTCCGTACGGGTTGTTTTATGTAGGAAATACACATCGGTTAGAACAATGAAGGTCAGAAAGGAAGTCTCCCTCACGGTTGAGACAGCAGAAGTAGCTAACAAGATGAACAACTTTAGCCAATGGGTACGCATTGGACTACGTCAATACCAACATGGTGAAGACGTAGCCTCTGAAACCATGCGTCGCATGCGCTGGGCGAAAGCAGCACACATGCTGGCATCCACTTTACTCGAACACGCTCTCGAGATAGATCCAGATTACAAAGGCGATGTTCAAACAATCATTGCTAAGGCCATGAATCAAACAACACTTGAGGAATTTGAATGAAATCCTTCAGAGAACAACGCATTTGTGTTGTATGTGAAAAGCGATCAACAAAATCACCTTGGACTCTGTGCCAACAATGTGGTGACTTTATTGTTTTAAATTGGAATAAGGAGGCATACCAAGTATGATGCAGATTTACAAGTGCCAAGGTTGTCAGCTTGAAACTCGAAGATTAAAGTCTCGATGTTTAATGCAGTTGAAAGTAAATCGATGGAATGGAATGTGCATCAGATGTTGTTGCCTCAATTCCATACGTCATCGCCCATGCGACGATCCAACTGGTCTAGGATTTACCAGAGCGACACACAGGTGATTAAATCCAAAGCCAAGCCATCAAAACATAGTCTGCAACAGTCGCTCCAGCAACCGAGACCAATGTAGCAATTGAAAGAAAGACGTTGAACTTCATCAGAGATTCTAAGGATGTTTCTTTTGCTTCTTTCTTTTCTGCACGAGCCATAAGCCACTCAGCAAACTTTGTAGTTGGTGTTTTCTTTTCTTCAATTGAAGTTTCTTCTTCTGTACTCATATAATTCGACCTCCCAATCCTACGAGTGCGGTATCTTCGTACCTTCGTATTTCTGGAGTAAAGATATCAAGGGCTCCTACGCCACCTGCCTCAATAGTTCTGATTGCTAATTCTGTTCCTACAATATCTGCAGCTTGATATGCGATCACTGGTATTCTTATTATTGGATGAAACTTAGCTAATGTACTCAAAGGAATTACACTGTCTTCGAAGAGAACTTCTTCAAGCCAAATAAGTTCAGGAGCCAGTGCCATATCAATCAACATCAGGTTCGTTCTGCAGTTCGTACGATCTCTTCAGTCGCATGAGGTATTCGAATTCTGGTTCTTCTTTAGCGTCTGCGGATAAAATATGTCTGCACCCTGGTAATGTAAGAGTTCTAGCTGCATCACTAGCTTTAACAAAACGCACTAGACGATAGGTGTAGATTCTATCACTAGCAGTTGCACTTCCAGAACCAAAGTGATTCTGATGTAATAGTACAGGTTGTGCAGATGCCAGGTTATCTAAATTCAATGACATAACTTGAGATCGTCCGTAAGTTACTTGTTCGAAGTTTTCGTGCGATCCTAAGAATCCAAAACCTACAGCATAAGATTCGAAGAGCTTATTGTTATCTTCGAATGGAGTAGTCATCATTAGATCAACAACAACCATTGTATCACCAACAACACCACTGCCTATACTAGGAGCCAGGTAATCTTGAACCATAGCTCCAGAAAAGAATAGAGTCTTCTCCTGGAGTGTCATACCTGCTAAATCGAAATAACCACTAGATAAGAAATAACCTAAGTTAGCATCGAGCAATTCCCATTCACCTGTAGATGCGCCCTGGTTAATACTGTAGAGAAAAGGACCTCCACCATCTTGAGCAAGAGCTGCAGATAGTGTTCCATGCATTTTAGTTAGTGTCTTCATTTCATCGACCTCTTTCTTTCTGCGGATCTCTTCCAAGACTTTGCAGCTCTCTTGAACAATACTTGATGGTTAGATCGAGGATGTTTCTTCTTGAGTTGCTTTAGAGTCTTGGCCATGTACTTGTTATACGCAGATGGTGCTCGCTTTACTTTCTTGGCAACAGACTTAGCTTTCTTTGCAGTAGACTTAGCCTTGCTTACTGTTTCTTTACCAGACTCGCCCAGGTCTTTTATTTCCTGTAGCAATCTGATAACTTCATCAATAGACACTGAGTCCACCTCAGTTATCTGCAGCTGTTGATTGAATCGCAATTGCCATGAAGTCTTTTGCAGTAAGGGAAACAATAGAAGCGTTTACTCGAACAGTTACATTCACTGCTTTATTCGAAGCAAGTGCAGAAGCAAGACCAGTAATGTAGAGTTGATCGTTAACAACAAATCGCCCATCATCAGATCCACGGCCATAATTATCAGGGTAAAGGTCAACAGTGTTAACCAAGAATCCATCTGTATCGTAGTCAATTGCACCAGAAGCAACCAGGGCACGGTCGTTAGCAAATGCTAGTCCGCCACGGTTTAGATCAGTAAGTTGAATTAAAATTGCTGAGTTTGCTCCAAGTGCAATTGGAACTCGTTCGGCTGCGGTTGTTCCTTGGAAAATGAAATCAACTGAATGAACTTGAAGGGCTTGGCGATCTCCTACATCAACGTAGGAGCCAAGGTCAATAGTAGCAAAGGTTTCAGTTGCTGCTGCTGTAATAGTCAATCGTTCGGTTAGGGTAAACATGCTTGTCTTTTTTGTAGCCATCTTAATCACGGAGGTGGAGCGGGGTTTTCTCTGCTAGCGAAACGTCAGACATGTCCCCCACTCCAACCAAACCTATCATTATAGGTCTTTAAGCATATTGCACTATCCTCGCGAAGCGAAGCGGAGCCCCAGGTGTCAAACCACCCGTCCC